TTATCTCTTTATACTCTCCTTGGTCAATACCAACCTTTGAACCAGACATCATAAAAGAAACGAAACCATAGTTATCTGTAGAACCATTGTCTTTTAGTCTAATAAAAAAGTCTTGATTGTTGCCATCTTGCTTTTCTACAAGTATTTGATTTGAACCAGTAGCAGCTCTAAACCTAAACTCTATCGTATCTGGTTTTCTGCCTGTAGAACCATCATTAGCCCAAGCAGTCTTAACCGATTGTCCACCTCTAAAGTCTAATGCTTTTGTAAATTTTCTTGTTATCTCGAATTGTGGAGTTTCGTTAGCAGGAACATTAGGCCCACCGTATTCCTTAACTCTTAATATAGTAGACGGTATACCATAGATATTTATTAATCCCTTCAGAGCCCTAACAGTACCTTTGTTCTTTAGGAAGAAAGGCATGTTGTTTACTATCCTACCCCATATTTCTCTACTTATATCTCTTTCAGGTATTGCAGAATAATCAGAAAAAGATGAACCACTTACTTCCTTACCTAAAGCGTATCTTGGTAAATCTATTAAATCTTTACCATCACTTAAATTCCAACCTAAAGATTTTGCTACGTTGTAAAGCAATTCTTTTGATAAACCCTCATCTAATTTATCTCTTCTGTCGTATGTGTCCGATAAAGCATTTATATACTCCCATATACCATCAAAGTGTTGACCAATCATATCTGTAAAGGTTAGGTACTCTTGATTACTATTATCAAATTTTATAAATTCAGGAAGTATACTACTTAATTTATTGTTGTTTTCATTATCATACAATGAAGCTGATGTTATAGCATTACTAAACCAAGACTTAGCTTTTGGAGAGTTCGTCTCTGCTAAAACATATGGACTTAAAGGTGAACCATCTCCACTTGTTTTAGGCCAAGCATTATCGTAAAATACTCCTAAAGAACCACTTTGATATGAAGAACTTTCAAAGTACATATACCTTTCAAAACTATCTAAAGTATTTTTAGTTTCTTTTATTTTACTATGATAGAATTTTAAATCACTTGCCGAACCACTCACACCTACATAAGAAGCGCTACTTACTTTGTAACTATCTATATTTTCTAATTTAGTTTTAAAATTTCTAAGTCTTTTCTCTATGGAACTAAAATTCACAAAGTTTTCATAACGAGAATAGTCTGTATTTATTTCTACACTATCTAAACTTTGACTTAGAAATTCATTTCTTAACTCACTTGATACATTAGTATCTGTTGTCAAAATTTCAGTTTCAGATTTGTAATTAGACGATCTAGCTTGTACAGGACTTTCTACGTTTTTTAAATCAGGTGTTTTTAACACCAATCTTGGTTCTTCTTCAGGTATAAAGTCTACAATGTTTATTGTTTCTTCTAAAGGTTCTGTCATTTCTTTAACTACTATACATTCGTCTAACTTTTGATACTCTGCTGGTAAAGGTTCATACATTTTATAAACCACCGAGTTTGGATACTCTGTTACGGATATAACATCTTGTTTAAAATTTGTTGTTAGTAACATTTGATTATCAAACTTTAAATATGTTCTTAAATCTTTAGGATTTAGATTAAAGTAAGTTACAAAGAAATTATCGAATGACTCTGGCAAATTTGGTGGTTGGAAACCATCTATAGTTTCGTTTATATCTTGTTGTCCTTGGTCTATAGCTACCTCTGTATAATTTTTATCTACTTGAATCGCCAATCCATCAGCACTAACAGATTTAATTTGAGCTTGATAAGGTCTTAATACATCTCTTGTTTCCGATTGGTCTGTATATGTGAAATCTATGAATACATTATCAACCCATACTATACCTTGTTGTTTTTCATCACCCTCATTCTGTCTTCCATTTCCATACAACCAAAAGTTCCAAGATTGGTCAACTGTCCAATCAGCAGGTATTATAACACTAATCTCTATGGTTTCCCAAACACCAGCTTCCGATGGTGCTACAGTAATTCTTCCTGTTTCTTGATAATCATATCTTGGGGGCATCAATCCATTATCAACCCAATCATAACCATTCCACTTCCATAAACGTTCTTCACTTTCAACACCTATCTGTAGAGGATTTAGGTTAAAATCATATATAGCTGTTCCGTTGTCGTATAAAATATCTAAAAAAGGATTATCGTTATTAAGACTAAATCTAGTAATAGTACCATCGTCATTCAATCTTCCATAGTTCTCAGCACCTGGATTTCTAACACCATAACTTAAAGGATCTCCATCAGTACCAACCACACCACAATCGTAAAAATACTCTTCGATAGAATCAAAGGATGCTCCTCCTGTTCCTGTAGTCTTATAAACTCTATCAAACTCACCAGAATCTTGAGTTATAGCTAAAAATGATTCTGTCCTACCACCACTATGTTCTCCACCTTGTCCAATCATTACATGAGGAAAAAGGTTCGGTCCTAAACCTTTAAAGTAACGACCATTCTGCCCATATGTATCAGTTCTATCGAATGATAAGGGAGTTAAATCATCAGACTTATCTTTGGTGCTTATAAAAACTTGGTCTGATGTGAAGAAAGAAAATTGGAATCCATCAGGAAAATCACCTGGATTATTTGTTGGATTACCATAACACACCTCAAACCTTTTTGGTTCTAAAGCAACAATATCGTTTAGTCCATTGTTAATATCGGATAAAAGTAAAACTTTTTTATCATCTATCGTTCTTATATTGTAATTGTCACCATCTTTATCTAATGCAAACCATTTATTAGAGTTTGAAGTCGCAGAGCCATCATCGTTGGTATCTCCGTTGTTGTAAAATATTATAAAATCTTTTCTATCATCTCTAGTTATAGATTGTATAAAACCTTTTTCGAATATATCATCGTATAAAGATTTATTGGTGTTGGTATCAATTATCTCTTTTCGTATATTAGGGAAAAAAGTATCAAAATCTTTAACCACTATAGCTTTATTATCTGTACTACCTCTTGTAAAATCCGTAAACCAAATTAAATCATCTTTGACAAGCATAGTTGTAGTCTTGTATGAGTTGTTTTCAGCACCTCTTACGATTACTTCTTCTTCTTCATGTAAGAATGTACCTGTTTGCCACCCTCTGTTCTGACCTCTGTATGTTTGTCTTGGATAAAATGAATTACCAGTATATTCTTCGGGTAAATCTTTCAATACATAAGGATGATGATTTACGGCGTTAGGGTTATTTACAACTCCACCAGGCGGCGTTGGGCTGTTAGCAACATCCGGTGATGGATTCCATGCGTTACCATTCCAAACCCACTCACCTTCAGTACTTGAAGTCCCAACTAATAAATTTTCTGTTAAGTTTGGAGACCAAGTGTAAACTATATTACCATCGTCAAATATATTAGATATTTTCCAAGCTCCTTCTCCATCGAGGTTTGTATTTGCTGTGGTGTCTCCTATTTCCGCTGGAATTATTGGTAGGTTAGGTCTTCTAACTTTTCCAAATCCAGTATCTACTAAATCAGGATTATCCGTTAAAATTTCAGTTAAAGTCTCTCCAGGTTTTACTTCTACCTCACTAGCTGCAGCTACTGTATTTGCTTGATAACCTTCAGGAGGATTAGTAGGTTTTGTTTCTGTTGGACCAGGATTGTTAGGATCAAAATAACCAGCCGGTGGATTAGTCGGTTGTTCTTCTGTTAAAAGTTCACCAGCATAAGCTATAGCAGTACTTACTCCTTTTCCAGGCACAGTACTCTTAATATCCATTTTGATATTAATAAAGTCACCCGCTTTTACCCCTAAACTACTAAGTTTTTGTAAACCATACTGACCAATAAGTTGTAATCTGTAAGGGTATCCTGTAGGCCATTCTGGAGAAGATTCGAATATACCATTGTTGTCTGTAAACTTTATACAATTACCACCAGCTATTCCTTCTTTCTGCACAACTTTGGCATGGTAACCTAAATGTTCCGTACCTTCCCAAATTCCACCACTTCCAAATTGGGTGTTACTTCTAAAACCTACTTGCCAACCTTCTGCTCTTACCACATCTTGATGTAATTCAGGATCCCATCCTCTTCTATCACCATAAAATTTTATATTTCCATTTTCATCTAATCTTAGATTTTCAAGAGCAGCATTTTCTACAACATTTACCTCTGACCTAACAGCGCTTTCTATTGCATCTACTTTATAAACATCAGGTAAAGTTAATGTACCATTTACCATTTGTTGTGTAAAACGAAAACTATTATTTTCTGGTGTAAGAATTAAGTCTAAAGATTCGTATTTGTTAGAACCTACAAAACTTATATTCGATACAACACTTTCATACTTATTTTTTGTTTGTATATTTATAAAATCATCTATATAAGAACTATTTATCCTTTTTGCTTTTAGTCTAACTTCTGTTCTGCTTGGTGATATCTCATCTATTTGATATTTTAAATCTTCTACTGCTAGTTGTTCAGCAGTAGCTGGGCTATCTTTGAACTCTTGTTCTGTTACGTTGTAGACTATACCATCTTCTGTTATGTAAAGTTTATCTGTATTCGTGTAAACATCACCAATCTTAGTATCATTTTTATCTAATGTATGAAGTAGTACTGCAGATTCATCACCAGCTAATTTTCTGATAAAATTATATCTTACTCTAAACGTACCGCTCTCGAAACCTAATCCTCTTATATGTGAGCCAGGATAAAACTCTATATTATCATTTGATGAATTTACAATAAATTGTGAAACAGATAAAGTATTGTATTCTATTAGATTTCCATTAGTATCAAATATTTCTAAATAGACACAATCTTTTTCGTTGGTTCCCCATTTACCATTTTCATAGGGTTTATTACCAACGATATCAAAAAGATTACCATCTAAAAGTGCTTTATCTCTTTCGTTTAATTTACTAGCCATTATAACTCTCTAAATTCTCTTGATAATATTTGGTTTATAGAATCATCTGTTTTTAATTTTTTTACTTTTAAATCATAAACTATTTTAGAAGACTCATCCTCTTGTAATTGGTTTTGATAAGGGTCTTCAAACAAAAGGATTGTGTTTGATTTGTCTCTCACAACAGCACCCTGATTAGCAGAACCTGAGATACCTGCTTGAAGTTCTAAATCAGCTTTTTTCTGTAGATATTGTTGTTCATCTTCATTGATTAGATTTTGATAAAAATCTAACTTTTTCAATTCCTCTTGTGTATAAGGCATTTTTTATCTCACTACTTTAAATTCAAAATCATCATCAAAATGTTGTATAGTTTCCTCTGTGGTGTTACTACCGCTTACAACCCTAAAACAAAATCTGTAATATCTTTCTGCTTGTAATCCATTCATCCATAGGTTAAAATAGTTTCCTGTTGAGTCACAACTTACTAGAGAGCCTGAACCAAATGGTACTATCACATCGTCTGTTTGTCCATCTAATACTGAGTAGTAAACACCATCACCACCAATATTTTCTTTACTACCACTTGGCAAATACTTTTGGGTTAAATATGTTGAAGATGTATTTGAGTAAGACTTAGTTGGATATTTAGCTCTACCACATAATCTAAATTTTATCTTAGAGTTTTCTTTATACTCAGGCCTTAAATTTTTCATATAGATAGACATGTCTTCTAGTTCAGTAGAAGATAAGCCACTTAATGAGCCTGTACTCCACTTCGTATCAAACCATTCAACTTCTAATTTTGGTGGATATATTGTATTGGTTTGTCTTGAAAAGAATTTAAAGTTACCTAAATGTTCTGAACTACCTTCATCTTCATTTGTATTTATATTTTCAAAACTACCACTTCTTTTTACTATAAATCCATGATTAGGATATGTGCCATCTAACCATTTATTCATTATCGGTGTTACATCCATTCTCATATCAGTATCTTCATATTTAAAAGATTGTGACGCGTAAACCTCTTCGTGCCAACCGCCACCGATAAGTTCTGTAGCAGAACCACTCCAAGGAGTTTTTAAGTTTTGACCATCTCTATATTGCCAACTAGCACCTTCTGTCGTGGCTGGTGTATCATTAAAAGTTCCTTGACCTTCAACCCAACTCTGACTTACGGGATAAGCAAATAAAGATTGACTTACCTTTAGAGCTTCTGAACCAGCATCGTAAAGATTTAAATAAAATTTTCTATCAGACGATATTAAACCACTACTTATAAAAGATGATATTTCGGTAATATCAAATTTTATCAAAATACGAGAAACTTTGACATTACCACCAGAGGGGCTCATTGCTTTTTGAACCTCTAAAATTTCATCTCTACCTGCGTTACTACTACCACTTGCTTGATAAATTGTTGTATCTATTTCTGGAAAAACAAAATAATGCATTAGTTACCTCCTGATGTATTACCAACTACTCTACCTTCAATATCTGTATTTGGAAATTTTAATTCAAAACAACTTGGGTCTAACGATGGATATACAATTCCATCTCTTGTAGCACCATTGATATCATAAGCATTGCCTGAGTAACCACTACTTGCTTGAAACTTATTAGTAATTAATACAGAGTGTCCATTAGGATTATCTTCTTCAGGAGGAACAACAGCTGATACTCCATCAATTAATGATAATTGATAAGCTATATCGGCTAAAACTATTGGTTGTCCAATTTGCCATTTATCAACATTGAAATAGTCTTTTACTTTTTGTATAGCCTTCAAAACAACTTCTTCCTTATTGTAACCAACTCTTGTAAGTAAATTAAATTTTATTCCGACATTAATTACAAAAGCATTCTTTATATTAACTGCATCGGTTACCATTCTAAACTGAGTTAGATATGTTTGTACATTTTCTTTAACTGCCTGATTTACTGTTGTCAACTTTTTGTTTGCATCAAACCCTAATAGATACATATTAAGAGCTAATGGATTTGCTATACGAGCATCTGCATTAGCACCTGATTTACTATCTAATTGGCTATCTTGTACGACATAAGCTTTTGCTACATTGCCAAACTTAGGTGGTAGAGCATAAACTCTTGTAATATAGTCTTCTTTTGTAACCACTCTTTGTTGAGTTTGAAAGTAAGCTAGTGCGTTATTTTTTACTTCCACAATGCTTTCAGCACTTCTTCCACCAGCTGCAGGTAACGGATTATTTATAGCTACAGAATTTTTAGTTGTCTGTGCTAAACCTGCATTTAAACCTGTTTCGTCTAATTCTATATTAACTGATTGTATACTTCTAATACTATTAGCTCTTACATTATTACCAACACCCCCACCATATCTGTAAGTGATGGTTAATTGTGTATTAGATGGAGCTTGTCCGTAAGCTTTGGTTGCTAAAAAGTTAGATGGATCGAAAGCTGTGTTTAGATACGTTGGTGAACCAGGTAAAGAAGAACCAACCTCATTTGGATTTGGAATAATTTCTTCATCAGGACTATCTGATGTTCCTGCACCAAATCGTAATTCCGTTTTACCATCTTCCCTAATAAAAGTTGTAAATCTTCTTGATGTTTTTAAAAGTTTTAGTAGATAAGGAGCTTGGTCAGCATAAGTGTATAGTTGGTCATCATTTTTAGATGTATTTTCCATATCTGTAAATACTGTATCTTGAGCTAAAAAGGGAACTTCATACCAATCGTTACCATCACTATCTTTACAAGAAATTATTTCTAAAACATTTTGATTTGCTAAAGCTATCCTCTTATATTTTTCAGCTGCATTAAAAGTAAAGAACTCTGTTACAACAGCCCCACTTGAAGATCTTACACCTTTTTTCAATAAGTAAGTAACTGGTATATTATTAGAACTTTCGTAAACTGTAATAGTCATCGGGTCATAAGAGCTTGAAAACTTAAAGTTACAATCCTCTGTTGTTATAAAAGATACTCCTGTATCTGATTGTATTTCCATTCCAGCTTTTAAACTCATCGCATAATTCAAATCAGGTTTAGTGGTGTAACTAGCTCCTGTTCCAGTTCCTGTAGCCGGAACTGTCTGGAATACATCGATATCAGTAGTAGAAGCTGAAGATAATTTTGGTTTGTATCCTAAAGACTGAGCCATATTGTATACTGTTCTCTTTTCTTCAGCAAATGCTAGTAGACTTTCTTTGAATTGATTGTCCACATAGTAGGAAAGTACATCACCAACATATGAAGCCATTTCAATAAACATCATACCCGGTGATGCTTCATTAAAATCATTATACTGATTTGGAAAGTATATCTTAGTAAATTCTATTAGGTTATCTTTAAAAGATGTAAAATCTTTATTTAGATACCTAACTTCTTTTACTGATTTCTTTGTTACTGAATATGGCATTTACTTTCTCCTGTTAACCAATATTGTAATTTGAAAAATCTAAAGTTAAATTTTCTTCAGAAGTAACATCAACATTAAGAGTAAATCTTAAATTTACAATAGCAGTAGACATATTTTCATTTGAAAAATTAGTTTCAATACTTACAATATTTATAAATGGTAAAAATTCACTCATAGCAGCTCTAATCTCTTCTTCGACTCTAGCTTCGAGGTCTGTATTTTCTTGTGAGAAAACTAAAGATAAAAGATTAGTTCCAAATGTAGGATTACCTAACCTCTCTCCTTTATTAGTCAATAGAAGATTCTTTATATTAGACCTAGCTTGTTCTAAAGCTGTTTTAGTTCTCTTAAAGTATCCATCTGGTGTATGAGTTAAAGGTAACTCTAAACCAATAAAAGTATCTTCATTTAAATCGTTTTCAATAACACCCATTATAATTTACCATCCTTCTTCTTTAATGCGTTCATCACACCCCTATAATCTTTTGTTAGGTCACTCATCACATCTTGCACTGCTTTATTTGATGTATCAACACCAGCTGCTTGTGCTGTTTGCATAGCTCCCATCTTTCTTTTCTCTTCTGCACTACCTGCCATTCCACCATAACCCATAGCATCCGCCATTCTTGTACTATCAAAAGTTTTATTGCCCATTGTTGGATACTCTTCGAACTCTTCTCCACGAGCGGTTTCATTTAGTATCTTGTTTAACGTTGGGTTTTTAGTATAACTTACTTCTTCAGGCTTAGACTTTCGAGGAACAGGTTTTGGTATTACTTCGGGTACATCATTTACATTATTAGATATAGCCTTAGCTCCTTCACTAATAAGTATCTTTCTTACCTCTTTTTGTACCTCTTGTTTAACTATTTCTCTAATTAAACCTACGATTTTTTTAGTGTTC